TGAAGACTCTTTTTACACTTTGAGTAGTAAACTACTGAGCTTATCTTCTTAGGATTTCGGTCCTATTTGTCCTTATTTGCCTCTATTCTGATTTAAGCCACTCACCTCTACTCTTCCTATTAGTGTTGCCACTATAGTACTAAGGGTGGAATGTGACTATTATTACTCATCTCTTGCAACCATAAGCTATATAGCTTTACACGTGCTCAATCTATCGCTATAAATGGCACTAAGAGATTATTGTAATTAATTATATTCAGAACTGGGCAATCCCCTGTAAGTCATACACCTATGCTTTTAGTATGATTAATAGCTACTTAGGACCTTACTGGACTACCCCCTGTTCTGATATGGCTTGACGCTTGTACTAAATGTCACAATTAAGCTACCATTTCCGTAGCACCAATTTAAGTAACTCACCCCGTTTCATCCAAATGTTTGACCACCAGCCTCGGTTACTGACCATATTTGCCATGGCTTCAGGCTATTAGTAAACTAACTTGGTACTAAGAGTGTATTGTTACTATTTTAAATTATAAGAGTGGGCGACACTACCATAGCTGCTATGAATTCCTTTGCTATTCTTAAACCACTTAAGTGGAATCAGATAGGAAATAGTAGGACAATTACACGTGCCACTCTTAATATTTACTTCTTAAAACGGTACGTCAGTATCTAATTCTGCTGTATCCATTTTCTTACCATCATCCCAAGGATGCACACTGGTAACTTTTAGTGATGTACGTTCTTCACCTTCTTTATTAGTAAAGCTTGTTTCTCTTAATTCTACTAAACAAGGAAAACCTAATACATCTGCTTCTTCTACTTCACCTAATACTGTATTACCAGAATTATCTGAAGGGAACTTTACATCCATTCCTTCAAAGAACTCTTTGTATCTTCTGTTCTTCCATCCGTCTCCTTCTCCTGGATTCGGTGTAAGCCATACGCCTTTGTCAACTCTATACTCATTACCTGCAACAAATGCTGCATTAATAGTATCACCTGTTGGCTCGTATTTGCCATCAGCTGTTTTAACTAACTTAGGAATTTCTAATTTACTTGCTTCATCAGCTACACGAAAGCTCAGATTAAATACTGTACTTCCATTGTATTCGTTAGATTCAAATTTACTAACGTGAGCTGGATAAGTTGCTTCAGCTACTGGTGTAAATCCATCTTTAGTTTCATTATATACTGCGTCTACTTCTTTCATGATTTCTCCCCATTGGTGTATTTTTCAATTACTTTATTTACTTCTGCTTTAAGCTCAATCATATTTTTAGAATATGTAGCTCCTTTTAAACCCGCAAAGTATAACATAGGTGAAACCCAAGTTCCACTTTTTGTTTTTACATATCTACGAGTAGTTCCTCTACCTTCACTAATCAGACCATCAACTTGCATCTGTTTAAAAGTAGCTTCATCAAGAACTCCTTCTGTTAAAAGAGATTCTGCTTGTTTTAATGTTAATTTACCCATTTTATTTGTCTCCTATATCTGGTTCTGTTAACGCATAAGATAGATAACTTGCATTTATACAAAGCTTTTCATTTACAAGAGAAAATGTCAACATTGATTTACCGTTGTACATCTTACTACCCGTAAACTTAGCTTTTCTAAACTCTTTACCGTCATTTACTCCTAATATATATTCTTGATTAGTAATAAATAGTTCGTTTCTAAAGTCTTCAACTATCTTAATTTTCTTGTTATTTACTATGTCACCTAACTTCATTTTGCACTCGCTAATCTTTTAGCTTTAGCTAATGCACTTTTGTAATTAGATTCATTTATTTCATTATCATCAATCTTTTTAATAATTGATTCTGATATAGATTTATCTAGTTTTCCAGTATAACCTAACAACTCTTTAATTTGGTCATCATCAAGTTTTTCTGGTTCACCAGGTAAATCTTCACCAGCAAATATATACAAACCTAAACCATGTAGAGCTATTGCTTTAGCCAGACAACGCTGTATTGACGTATTAATCTGAAAAGCGTTAGGCTTATCTACTGTTTTGTTTCTATTATCTAATACTGGATGAACTTGTGTTCTATCAATATTATTTACAGTTAATGTTACTTTTACAAAGCAACCAGCTTCTGTACTCATATAAGGTTGTCTTTCGTATCCGAAACCTTCTCCCATATGTCTATCATATTCATGTACTTCCCATGTTGCTTCAGGAGCTACTTTAAGTAACTCTCTAACTGCCCATGCCCAAGAAAGATATGTAAAATTACCTTTCTTTTCTGTTCGTTTACTTACATCTATTTTATCTAGTGTTTCAAATATACTCATCTTAATTCTCCCCATTTATCTACTAACTTGTCAAAGTTATTTATTATTGCTAACCAAGTTTCTTTATTTAAATTAGCATCATCTCTTGCATGAGGACTCCACATATTGTATTGTCCATCTTGTCTTACACAAAGAAATGCTTTCCAATCATCTTCATTAACATTTACATTATCTATTAACATATTCTAAACCCTCCTGATTCTTCTACAAACTTTCTAAAAGCAATAGGATTATCTATAACAAAAGGATAATGTCCACCCCAATTTTCTTGTTCGCTTAGTTTTTCAAACATCTTTTTATATTTACCTTTATACTTATTAGGATAAACATCTTTGTCCCCAGTAGCTTTAATAACTTCTTGTTTCAACTCTTCTTTAAGTCTATCAAGTTTTTTGTTTATTGCTCTAGCTTCATCAAAGTTTTTGTTATATGCTTTAACATACGACTTTAACGTTCCATCATTTTCTGCTGTAAATAAACTTACTGCCATTTTCATAGCTGTACTTTCTTTTATAACATAACCGTCATTATAATCTCCAGCCGCTAAGTCTTTTTTAGTCATATCTTCTCCACATATTTCAATTACATAATTCCACAAAGGTCTCCACCACCAAACATTATTCCTAAAGTATGTTCCAGGATTCATCTTTTCGTGGTTTTCAGTTGCTTCAAAATATTCTTTTTTCTTATCATCTTCTTTTAATTTATCCCATTTTGCCCAACCTTCGTTATCTTGGTATTCACTTACCCACTTAGGCATTGGTGCATTGTTTTTCGGTTTCTCTCCATATAAATCAAATCCCATAGTTATTTCTCCTTTTCTACTTTGGTTTTATTTTCTTTTTTATTTCTAAAGTCTATGTTTGCTTGAAATAGTTTTATTCTCATTGGTACAACCACTTCCATGTTACAAACATTACAACACCTTCCATCATTAATAGGCTGTGCATTATGTCCATATATTTCTCCATATCCTTTTTCTAGTTTTACTTCTTTACATATACTACACTTCATTTATTACTTCTCCTTTTTCATCTACATTTCTAAATTCGTCTTCTGATGATATAACTTCGTCTACATTATTTCTTAGTTCGTCATAGTGACAACCTTCAAAATCGCAGAAAAATCCATCACCATCAAGTGTTCTACTCATCCATTCAGCATCTGTATTAGACATAAATAAATTTTGACAATGAACACATTGTATTTCATCTATAGCTATCCATCCATCTTCTGTTTTAACTTGTTTTATTACTTCACTCATCTGTATTACCTCCGTATTAATTTGATTCATTGCCTGAGGTTGCGAACCTATAAAATACCAGGACTATTGAGATTCAGGGCTTTCTCATATTATCTTTGCTATGTATTAATAAAGTATTTTAAGAACTTTATTGTAATAAATTACTATAACACAATTTTTGCAAAGTGCCTGTTAGTTATTGCCGCATAATGATACTCTCTTTCAGTTATTAAACACTATAAAGACCAGGACAATATTTACCCTGAAATTCACAATATTTGCATTCCCAATTATAGATAGGGACATTCTCATGTTTGCCTGGTATTAACTCTTCAGGCTTTTCGATTTCATCTTTTAGTTCATTCAATTGTGTCCAGTAATCAAAAGCTTCATCCATGTAAAGATTAGAAATAGGTTCTTCTCTCATCATTGAATTATCTTTATTATACCATTGTATAGACAAACTAACATCATGTATATCATATTCTGTACCTAAGCCCATTCCATATGTGGCTAACTGTAACTCATAATTAATACTAGGATTTTTATCTGGATTTCTACCAAACTTCATTCTCCACTTCCAAGCTCCTGCTGTCTTAATATCGTAGACGTGTATCTTGTCTGTTTCTTTATCTATAACTCCTACATCTAGGTGACCTACTACATTAAGCTCAGGCATCTTTATACGATGTTCTGTAACTACTTCTAGTCTATCATCTTTATATTTATCCAATGATTTCTCAAAGTCTGCGTGTACTAAAGTTCCTAACCTTAATAAACGATTACTTTTAATATCTCTTGGACCTACTTCTAAATCTTGCAATCTATGTAATTGCTTACGAAAACAACTACCAGCACTTGAAGCTGAGAACCAACCTTTTACATCTTTGTATTTTTCTCGGTTTTCAACTTGTTTTTGCTCTAGGTAGTCGTTATATATTTTTTGAATATCTATCATGATTCCTCCTCTAGAATATATGAATTATTCAGGTTATAGTCAATGCCTATTCAGGCTAACGGGACATTTATCGACTAATAAGCAGGCCATTAAGGAATCACCCTTGCCCCGTGCCTTATAAGAATCTTCTATACTCATAAATCATCTTACGATTATTATCATTGTCTGGCATAGTATACTTACCAAAGTTTGCTTCAGCGTGTTGTATTCTTTTCATATCTATGTCAAAACCTTCTTCTCTAAGTCTAAATATTATTGCACTTAGCCTAGTCGCACGATACAACTCAAATGCTTCCATACTTGTCAGGCTCTTGTGGCTCTTAAGATGTCTTAGTATCTTATTAGTCTTTGTATCCGTTTTAAATGTTATCATTACTACTTACTCCAATCTTGTCTATTAAACAAACTTATAATATATCTTAATCTCTTTATAAATAATCCAATTTTATATTGAAAATTAACTATAGGATGTGTTCTTCTGTAATTACCTAACGCTGATACAATAGCACCTGCTTTTGGATTTGAGTCTCTATAATCATGGAGGTCTTCCATTGGCTGCATACTATAACCATTAGTTCTTAGTTCTTCATAACTTAATTCTCTTCTCATTTTCTTCCTCTTTCTTTTTAAGTTTAATATATTTTTTATTGCTATGATTAAATCTTACTTTACTTTTTTTCTTTAATACTGTTCTACATCTAAAATCATTAGCTTCTAACCATTTAATATGATTCTTATAGTTATGAACTACTTCATGATTAATATCTGAATTTTTTGTTCCATTACCATGACTAAAACATTTTAATATATCACGACTAAATCTATTATATTTACTTCTTTGGATATATCTTTCTCGTATCTGTTTAATCTTACTCTTCTTTACATCTTCTGCTTTGTATTCTTCATGCCAAGTAACTAATAATATAGCTTCTCTAATATATTTATACTTAACTCTAAATTTTATTACATCTTTATAATGTTTACTACTTTGTTTAAAAATTCTTTTTCGTTTCTCAGCTCTTTTATTTCGCATATAATGATTTATACATATTTTAAGTTTTCTGTTATATCTGTTTTTTTTACATCCTTCTATACTACAATTATATTCTTTCCAATCTTTCATCTTTTTACCTCTTTTTGTGTTAATAGTAAAGAGACTACCCATCTAGTATACTCTTCTTATGTAATAGACTCTTACTATATTTAAATTTTACATACATTCTGAGACTATGAATGTATACGTTAATACTTTAAGTTTCCTTACGTCCTAGAAACTATATCCACTTAGCTTTTATTCACCAAGTATATTAACAAACCCAATAGGTTACGCCTATCACTCTTTCTTTTGAGTTATCTCAACCCCTAATAAACTATTACTATGATGCCTCACAATGAATAATCTTTCGGAATTCCTAGCGACTTGAGGTCAACTAGACATCTTCTATTGCAAAGATGCTCGAGGGCTCTATACTCTCAAAAGTTTAAGGACTCTTTTCGTTTGTTTATTGGATAAAATAATAAATTAAGTTATCCATTTCTGATTACCGTGGATTTCACACGTTTTCCCAGTACGATGGCAATATGAAATATGTGCCTATAAATTAAGTTGTTGCTACCTTTTGAGTAGTATATCAACTAGACATATCTCTATCCTCCACTTAGGAAGTGGTTTAAATGGTCTTAGCTTACACTATTATAATCTTACTTTTTAAATAAGACTGTGATTAACTGACTAAATACAACAACCAGGCTCCTACACCTTTATGTCATATCCTATAGATTATTCCTATTGCTATTACTAGCTCAACCGATGTTGCTTTTCACCGATATATTTAATCATTTAGCTGCCTAAAAGGACTTTCTAAATGTTCCATACGTATTCTAATTGCATACTTGAGTACATCGAAATTATACACTATATACCGCATAAATAGGTCTTTACATTCGCCTATTACACTTTATCCTTGTTTCCAAGTTTATTTAACGACAATATGCTGCCGACTGATTAATGGCTCAGTGTGCCAAATCTTTGAGGGAAGATACATATCTATATCCTCCCCCAGTATTACATTCATCAACTTACTCTTGGGCATTATATATATAGTTTCATCACGTGTCTATATATTTTTACCAAGTAAGGATTTGTGCTTGTAATTCTTTTAATAAATCAAGAGGGACTAAAGAGGTATAATCTTCATAACTGTCCCCCTCAATCATTACCTAATATCTGTTAATTCTGCAATTCTTGCATCTATTTCTTTAATCGTTAATTCAGATATACGTGATAACGCTAATAAACTAGGTCTTATACCTTTAACTAGTTTGTAGGAGTCTATATACTCTCCTATCTTAATATCTCTTAACTCGTAGCTGTTATACTTTAATAGTTGACCCATTAATAACCTCCACTCTTCTTAACATCTGCATAAATACTTTCCCAATCGTGATGTCCACAATTTCCACAAACTGTTACGCCTTTATTCGCACACTTAGGACATATCTCTCCACTACGTGCTAACTCATCCCATATGTATTGAGTTTTCTGTATATTACCACCAGTCTTCTCACCATAATATGCACCAATGCTATATGCTAACACTGCTGTAATCACTACTATTAAACCTATTAATGCTGTATTCATCTAATACCTCTTTTCTGTTATATTTCATCTATCTGGTTTATCCCCATGTTATACACATATTTGTATATAATACACGTGTAACTATACTCTCTATATATATATCTTCTATTTATACCTAAATACTAATAAAAGGTAACAAAGGAGTCCTTTATACGACTCCTCTGTTGTAATACTAACTATTTAGATTCAAACATAGCTTTAGCTTCATCTTCTGTCATAGAGAAAGACTTAAGGAATAATGCTTTCTTTCTATCTACTTCTGAAGTTGTAGATTGTGGTTCATCTTGTAGCTTTAGAGCTAACAAGTCATCTATAGCATCTATAGTATCGTTCTTAAACCACTCTCTTTTGGACTTAGTACGGTCCCAAGCCTTAAGATGCTGATTGGCATCTTGTCTATCAAACCTACGTTTTTCTTGGCCTGTAAGGCCTTCACCTGTAAGTTTTTTAGTTACTAGTTGACTATGTTTTTGTCTACTAGATATTTCTTCCATCGCAACTTCTTGCTTAAGGAAACTAACTGTTGCATCAATAGATGCATTATCATCTTTTATACTGATAAGAAACCTCCATTAAATTCGATTATAACGTAATTATCATAATCATAAACCCCACAGACGGGGGTAGGGTGCGTATATATGGTTGTCTTTCAAAATCCTACAATTTTTTTGTTGCAAATAACATGGGTATGTGCTTATATTTGTATATATTCATATATTAAAGGAGATAATTATGGCTAAAGGATACATAACTAGTAAGGATTTAACTGGTAGGGAAGGATTAACTGGCGTAGCTAGAGCAGAAGCTGAAAAAGCTGAAGTAAATAAAAAGATTTTAGAAGATGCAATTGCATATATACAATCAGAAAAAGAAAAAGCGTTAGTAGCTTCCCAAGATTTAAAGAAAAAGAAAGAAGCAAAGAAAAAGAAATCTAAGTAGATATATAGTATCTATAAGTAGATGCTAGTAGCTACCTAAGATAAAGTGTTTATTAATGTTTGTCAAGGAAAAAAGTATGGGAACAACAATTAATTGGTTAAGTAGGCTTCCTCAAGAGGACCAGGAACGCATCTTAGGTCAAATTGAGAAGCTAGTGAAGCTTGAACGCCTATTATCTGATAAGTTAGACGATGAAGATGAAGTGATGCAGCTAATAGAAGATGAAGCCGATGCTAAAGAAGGAACCAGCACGATACCTATTGAAATCAATGGAACAAAGTATTGGGTACATGAAGAAGTCATGTTTTTAATTGAATCGTTACATAAACAATTAAGTAAAATTGGAAAGTAAAAAAATAAAAAATAAAATTCATTGTGTGTACGATAATGAAAAAGAATTTAAAACGCACCATCCCAAAGGGATACTTCACTCCGAATGGAGAGATGGAAAAGAAGGAGATTGGGTTTTGAGTGACGATAAGAAAGTTGTTCAGCTACTAAAGGTATCTGATAAACTTANTCATCCTAAAGATTCTAANAATTATAAACAATCNAANGGGTATGTAAGAACAATAGTTGGAACATTTATCAATGCTGACAAAACATACATGGACACCAACTTTCAGAAACACCCTAATCGCTACACATTTAGTACCAAAATCAAGAATACAAACCAAAGAGTGAAGGAACGTACCAATTGTACAAACAGGGAAAAAATTTTCGCCACCAGCGTGGCAGTAGGAAAAGACGCAGTAGGTGCGTATATGAAAGCATTTTCAGAAGCAAATCGTGGTACGGCTAGAAAAAAAGCTGTAGTACTTCTCAAACAAAGGAGAGTTATGACTGAGATAGAAAAAACATCAAAAGATATAGCAAAAGAGCTAGGTATAGACCATGAGTATATACTGGGTTCTTTAAAACAACTAGCGGATACAAGTGAAGACCAAAATGTATCATTGCAATCTCTAAAAGAATTAGGGAAAGCTATTGGTACACTAGGAAATACAACAAAAACAATAGAAACTGGTGTCATAGGGATGTTTCAAGGTTTTAGTCCCGATGAAATAGAAGGTGCTCAACGAAAACTTCTACCAGAACTAATAGAGGAGGATTAATGGTTTGTCCACATTGTAGTAGTATGCTTACTAAAAAAGAAGGTAAGAAACGAAATAAAGAGACATTAAAGCAGCAGTTTAGCTGTAAGAGTTGTGGGAAATGGTTTTCTATTCCTATTCCATCAAACGTAAAGGAATACGATAAGATGAATATAGAGCCTGGGAAAATGTTCCATGTAAAGAGTGATGAGAAATTACGGATTCACGGATTAACTGATATACACGTAGGAGCAGTAGAATTTGACTTAAAGAAATTTCAGGAAGCAATAAAGATTATCTATGAAGACCCAAATGCACGATGGTTTGGGAATGGAGATATGATAGAATTGATTCCCCCTAATTACAAGATAAACCCACGAGGACAATCCAGTCCTCCAGAAGAACAATATATTTCGTTCTTAAAGCTTGTTCAACCCATACAGGACAAGTGTTTATTTATACGAGGCGGGAATCATGACTATNTAAGAAGTTTTAATATCCTTGACTTTGATATTTGTAAGACACTTGCAAGTGAAATGGATGTTCCATACTTCAGATTACCTGGATACTCTAAAATATCAATTGGTGATAAAGATTGGTTTTTAGTAAGTGGTCACGGAAAGAGTGGAGCAAAAAACGGAGACATGGAATTAAACCAAATGGCTTCAGTATATAGTGATGGAGATGTATATTTTCTAGGACATAATCATCAATTATATTCTAAGCCGATGGATTCTTTGACTATTGATGACAATGGTGAAGAAACCTTAAAACGTAAATGGTTTGTACGAGGCGGGTCGTTCCTCAGTTATGCAGACTATGCACGTTATAATTTCTATGGTATTCAACGTACGGGTTGGGTTACTATGGAATTTGATAGAACAAGCATAAAATGTTGGGAGAACTAAAATGCCAAAAGGAACAGGAACATACGGCGGTAAAGTCGGTAGACCAAAAAAAAGAAAACGTAAAGCACCTAAAAGATAGATGAAGAACGTTGGAATACAAGTTAGGAAAACTAACGGAAAAAAGAAGACTCGTCAGGGTCAAAGTAAAAATACTAAGTTTGGAAATAAGTTAAGTCCAAAATACTATAAGAAAAGGAGTAGGGGACAAGGATGAAAAGTAAAAAAAGTCTTAGTAAAAACGATTTACTTAGAGGGATAAAGTCTATTGCTATGGAATTACAGATGTTACAACGTCATGTAATGCTGATGGATAATGTACTTGATAAGTATATTCGTATGAATAAAGATGAAAATAAACTTAAAAAGTTTATGGAAAAAATACTAAAGGAAGAAAGTGAACATAAACAGCCAGAACGTAAGCAAAGCAGAAGAGACACTAAGGCTAGCAAGTAAAGACTTAATAACATTTGGTAAACTATTTTTGCCAGATGACTTTATGCGAAGCGAAACACCTCCATTTCATTATGAGATGGCAGATGCTATTGATAATAGTGAAGAAATAAAGCAATTAGCTATTATTTTACCTAGAGGGCATGGAAAAACAGTTCTTACGAAAGCAAGTATCATAAAAGATTTTTGTTTTTGTCCAAAGGATGATATGTTATTCTATGCTTGGGTTTCTGCTACGCAAAAATTAAGTGTAGGTAATATGGACTATATTAAATATCACTTTGAGTACAATGATAAAATAAAATATTACTTTGGTAGTATGAAGGGCAGAAAATGGACAGAAGAAGATATAGAATTAACAAATCAATGCAAACTAATATCAAAATCAAATGTAGCGGGTATTAGAGGTGGGGCAAAATTACATAAAAGGTATGACCTTATTATTTTGGATGATTTCGAGCATGAAGCAAATACCATTAGTGCTGATGCGAGGGCTAAAAACTCTAATCTTGTTACTGCAGTTGTTTATCCTGCTATTGAGCCTCATACTGGTCGTCTTAGGGTTAATGGGACTCCTGTTCATTACGACTCTTTTATCAATAATCTTATCATTAATTATGAAAGGCAAAAAGATAATAAAGACAAATTTGCGTGGAGAGTAATTACATATAAAGCAATACTACCCGATGGGACAGCATTATGGCCTGGATGGTTTCCAATTTCAAAGTTAGATGAAAAAAAGAAATTCTATAGAGATAGTGGAACGCCAAGTAAGTTTTTCCAAGAGTATATGATGGAAGTACAATCTGAAGAAGATTCAGTTTGGACGCAAAAGCATATCAAGTATTGGG